GTTGTTGAAAATCTTAATGCGTGTGTTTTGTTTGAAGCATCGCTTAAATCAAACTTGTATGTATTACCTTCGAGCATGATAAGTCTTGGTGAGAGTTCGCCATCTAAATAAAACTTGTTACCCTCACCATACTTATTTTCACCCTCTTTGATAATTACTTCATATTCAATTGTTTCTTGTCTTGTTTCCATTTCTCTATCCTGTTGTGCTTGACTTGCTGATCCTGATTCTTTTTGTTCTGTATATTTTATAGCTTCTAAAACAACATCTTTCATTTTTTGTTCGCCTAATGTTCCTATAACACCCCACTTCATTTGTGCGATTACACCTGCAATGTTTGATGGTCGACCTGCTTTATCTCCTGATTTAAAATGTGAGCCATCCTCAAAATGTCTTGCAGCCCAAGCTTCTCTTTCTTTAATCCATTTGATAACACCATCGGTTTCTTCACCTGCTCTTGCTTTCGTCCACAGATTAAAAGCTTCATTACCTCTAATGTTTCCGCCTGCTTTGTAAATATCATTATCGTTTTCTTTTACACCTGCAATAAAATCATAATCAAATTGTGGATAGTTTGAGTTTCTTAATGAAACTTTTTGATCATCATCTTTAGTTGGAAAATCAGTCGCCATCATCGCCACCTTGTATATTAGCTTCAACAGGCATCTTCTGACCAAAAGGTTGATAGGCTATCTCGATTCCATATTGTTCTGCTAGTGCTATTTCTTTTTGATGTTGTTCAAATAACTCTTCGACATCTCTTCCAAAAGCAGAAGATATATCACTATATGTTGTTGTTCCGTTTTGTAATCCAATGACGTTTGCTTGCATCTCTTTCAATGGATCAATGTGTGAGAATGATCTAGGAATGTAAGTTATACCTCTTGCAAACTTATCAAACTTACCCATAGGAAGATTGATGTAACCTGTTGACATTGCCATCTCTAACCAAGATTTAAAAACAGGATCAATAAAATGTTCAATAATAAACTGTTGCATTATTTGGTAAGCACTTCTATCTTCTAATGCACCTTGCCGTATTGAAGAGTAATTGACTGAACTAAGATCGTTTGATAATGAATGGTATGAAATATTAAGACCACTTGCAATACTTCTTAATACGCTAGTTGTAAAAGAATCAAAAGCAGAATTTGGATGAGATGGATCAAAAGCTTTGAAATCCATACCTGCTGGCAACTGTTCAAATACACCTGCTTGAGCAGTCATTGTAGGATTAAAATTGTCCTCATATTCTCCATCGCCAACATAGCCATCTCCGTCTGGAGAAATGAAGAACCCTTGCTTAGATGCTCCTACTCTTGCAGCCACTATCTCTGCTTCAAGATATGCGTTTAATTGTTTTACGTTTGCCATAACAGGTGCAATAAAAGATACACCTCTTGTTTGTTCTGCTCTGTTTGGTAAGTATGCGTGTATTATTTCTTCAGCAGGTACTCTAATATGTTCTTGAGCAGGTTTTGGATAGGTGTTTCCGTAAGGATGTTTTTTAAATAAGTGATAGGCAATAGGTCTATCGTTTCTATCGACCTCTACGCCCATCTTTATACTTCTTCCGTTTGGTAAAGTATTATCGTTTTTTTGTTCGTCTAAATGATCTGCTTCTAAGAATTGTATTTGAAAACCAAAATCTGAATCTGTTGTTTTTATTTTTCTAACCAGTACTTCACCATCTCTAAGCAAAGTTTCAATAAATATTTTTTGACAATCTAAAAATGATAATCTTCCATTTGCTGTGCAATTGCCTAGTTGCGTCCATTCCTTCCATGATCTTTCAATCAGCAGGTTAGCTCCTAAGTCCAATGATCTATCATCATTGTATGACTTGGAGCTTACTCTTACGCCTTGCTTGCCAATGACATTCGATACCATCAGGTTAAGGTATCTTGAGATATATGCATCGTTGCGAGCTAACTCTCGACCTCTATCTCTTAGGATTCTAAGGTTGTCTTTGACTTCTGCATCGGCACTTGTTGAGGTGGTTAAAAAGTCTGCAAACAATCTTCCTGTGTTTGCACCTTGATAACTTCTTTTAAAAGCTCTTTTCTTAGCTTTCTTTTTGTTATTGCCTAATAAATTATCGTACCAAGCCATTATGTGTAGTCTGTTGGGTTAATAGTTGAAGTTGAACCAAACTTTACTTTTATAGTATTGCCTGATCCTTGTTTGTTTCTGATTCTAGCTAGTTTGATTTCTTTTAAATATTCAGCTTTATATCTATCTCTTAACTCCATCAAATCAGGTATCGGAGTTCTTGAAAGTGATCTACCTGCAATAGACATAGATGCTTGATCTATTGTTGCTCTTCCTTCTAAAACATTTTCAATAGCATCAAGAACTTTTTTTGCGTGACTTCTTAAATCAGCGTTTGTGTTAGCGAGGTTGGTTGTAATTTCAGTTCTTCCTGAATCAACCATGATTCTTTCAGAATCAGCACTCCTCGTTATGTAGGCTTCCCAGATATAGTCGCCTGTATCATAACTTGCTGTAGTTGATGAACCAACCTCTATGTAATAGGTGCTATCTGCTTCTGTTGCAGTAATTGTAAACTTCTTATTACCACCGCCACCACTATCTTCATGAAACTCATAAGTCAAAGCAAAAGTACCAACAGGGTAATCATTTGCTAAATCGTCTCTTCTCCATGTAAATCTGTCGCCTGCAACAAGTTTCGCAGGTTCAGCAGTTGGATAATTTGTTCTATCAAATCTATTAGTCAACAATAATCCTCATAAATGTTATAGATACACCTACATATAACACTATGAACCATTTTGTTTTTGTCAATATTTACTTCCAATTAGTAGCAAAATTACCTCTTTTAATGTTAATTTTGTTTGGATTTTTAGGTTTTTTAGGTTTTTGTGTGCCTTTATCAAGTATCTTTTGCTCTATAACGTCAAAATTTGGATTTAGTATGTAGATAGCACCAAAATTGTAGACTAATGTATCAAGAGCTTCGTTTCTTTTACCTATCTGCTTCCAAACTAGTTGTTTTTTACCTCTAACCCATTTAGTTATACGCTTTTCACTTGTAAGCTGTTTAAAATATTCTTCATCTAAATCTAAACAAAAATGTAAAGTAGAATCTTGAGGTTCAGAAGCTAGCCTATTGAAGATTGCTTCTTTAGCTGTATCAACGCCAAGTGTATAAAGAACAGCTTTGTTTTTACCTACATAACTTGGTCGGTTTACAATAGGCTTGCCTTGAATACTTGCACCCTTAATAGCAAACACTCGTCTTGCTTGTCTTGGTTTGGTAAAGGCGTAGACTTGATTGGTGTGTAATCCACCTGAATCAATACAGGTGCAAGATATGGGTATTATTCTTCCTGATTCAGTTTTAAATCTTTTTTTTAAATATGCATCGAGATCATTCCAACATCCAAGAGCATTTGGATCACCCCAAAGTATTTTATAATCAAGCACCCAAGCTTCGTAGTTTTTACCCCAACCTACGCATTGCAACTCAAGCCGATCTTTTTGTGTATCAACGCCAACAGTTATTGCCAATACATCTTCAGGTATTGTTGTGTGATCGTAGTTCAATCTTCTCTCTAGTAAAGTGTCATACTCAACAGAATCACCTTGCTCTTCCCAAGATTCTCCAAGACTTGTATTGATAAATGTTTTTAGTGTTTCAGGATTCTTTTTAGCTTCTAAAAATGCAGTTGCCATTTGTCCCCAAGTAGACCAAACGCTGTAAAGTTCTGATATATGAAATCCTGCTGTGTTTTCTGTTTCTTTGGTTGCACGCCACTCACCATGTTTTAGCATCCATTGTTTCTTTGATTCTTCTATTACTGAGCCACAATGATCGCAAGCATAAGTAGCAGTCTCAGGTTTGTTTTCTTCCCATACAACATTCTTCCATTTTAGAACTTGCTTTGTATTACACTCAGGACAAGGCACAAAATAGTAGCGTTGGTCTGATTCTTCAAAAGCAGATTCAATAGCAGATAAACCTTTTATAGTCGGAGTGCTACACATAAAAATCTTGCGATTCCAAAATGTTTTGGTTCTAGCAATAGCAAGAGAGATGGGTGATCCCTCTGATCCTGCTGATAGTTCATACCTATCAACCTCATCCATCAACAATATTCTTATTGGTCTTGATGCTAGACCACTTGCACTATTTGATCCAACAATTGATATATGACCGCCTGCAAACTTTTTATGCATAGTAGTATTACCACTATCTCTGCTTCTTGCATCTTTAACACATCCTTTTAATTTTTCACTATCTCGTATCATTGCTGATAATCTATCTTTACTAAATGCTTGTCCCATTTGTAGTGTTGGTTGCGTTACAAGTATCGGTGAAGCATCTTGATCTATGTAGTAGCCAATAGCGTTAAGTAGTATTTCAGTCTTACCAACTTGCGATGAAGTCATTACTACAATTCTTTCAATAAAAGGATCGTTAAAAGAATCCATAATCTCTTTTTGATAAGGACATCTTGAGGTTGACCATTGACCTGATTCTGCTGAAGATTCAGGTGATAGTTTTCTATATCTATCTGACCACTCTGAAACTTTAAGATCAGGTGGTGGTTTAAATGTCTGCATCGTGTTTTTCAACACGTCCTGCATATTCTGTAGGTATTCCATCTTCTGCTAACTCATTAAGTGCATCATATACACAATCTTTTAGTAATTTTTCTGCTTCAGCATAATCTTCAGTTGCAATCATTTGATGTGCAAGTCTTGAAGGCATACCAAGCAGCTTTGCTCTGACATTTGCAACAAAATCAACCCAAGTATCTTGAACTAAGGTTGCAGGTATGAGTTTGCCCTCTAATTCTGACACTTCTAGCTCTGCTTTGTCTGCTTGAGCCTTTGTAAGTCTTGTTTTCTCCTCTGCAATGTCTCCTGATCCGCTTTTTTTGTGATAACCTGCTAATTTACGCAAATATCCTATATAAGAGTGCCTACAAACGTCTATATCAAGCGGTGAACGTCCTCTTTTGGATGGTAATACGCCTTTTTTGATTAATTCAGAGATACTAGCAACAGATAAACCAAGATGTTTTGATACTTCTCTTTGCGTTGCCATAAGTTATAAATTCAGTAAATGCATATCAACTATCGCTAAAAAAAAACTGACGTCGCGAATAACC